AAGGTTCTTTTGTCTTATTCTTATTTTTTTAATTCCTGAATCAACCATTATGTTACACCAACTGAAAACCTAAATTCAACATAATTACTAGTGTTAGGACTTTTTACAATAGTTGATGCGTCTATATTTTGAATTACCGAATATCCAGTTAGACCATAAAGTGGATTGATTGTAGCAATATTTTCTAATCTCATTGCATCTAATGCTACATAATAATTGTTAGACGGAACCCCTGCATCAATAACACAAGCATATATTTTTACTACTGTAACAGCATTCCATGTAAAGTTAGCACTTGTATATAATTCTTGAAGTTGTTTTGTTACAACAAAATACCGTTCTGTAGAAAAATCATATGCTCCACCACTACTATCATCAACAACCTCTGCCTCAAATTTAGCATATTCTGCAGTTTCTGTTTCTGTTGATGCAAACTCAACCATTATTCTTACATTCTCTGGAGTTGTTGCAGACTCGCCATCTTTATTTATTAAAGAAAATGCTAAACGCAATTCATCTGTTGGGGAATTTCTTGTAAAATCAATATTAGCGCCAGTTAAATGTATGTGGTTTGATCCAGGCTCTATTACAAAGTGATCCTGCGCTGCTCCACTCTCTTCATTGATCGTAATGTCAGAGTCATCGCCTTGTATTAAAATTACATTATTTAAAAATCTTGGTCTCTCATATTTTTCAACTCTTGGAGATTTAAAAAATATTGGATTATCTCCGCTTGTCTGAAACACACTATCTGCAACTGCAATAATATTATCATACTCTGGTGCATCCAATGCAGCAGAAAATGTATTAATCGCTACTGCTGCTTCTTCTGTATGGTGTTGCCAGTTTTCAGTTTGTGTAAAAGCAAAAACAGTTTTACTGTCATAGGCGCCAGCAGAAGGATTTGATCCAGCAGAATAAATTCCAATCTCAGAAATTTCATATCTTTCTTCGGTTGGCAATTCTGCAGTTAAAACAATTTTATCTAGTCCACCCTCATTTACAAAACCTCTTGAAGATATTGGAACACGAAACATTTCAAAATCTAAATTTTGTTTTGCTGAGTAGTTTCCAAGCGGGTCTCCCGTAGTCAATGGTGTAGCCCCACAGCCAATAGCAAGATAAGATGCATATGCTGGTGCCTGTCCAAGCAGGTATTTTGCAATAATAGTTTTGCCAGTATTAGTTATCATGAGTTTATTTCTCCAAGATCCGCTTCATATATTGTACCATCTGAGGTAATTTGTACCTCAATTTGCTCATCATTGTTTATATTAATAAACTCAATAATTAGATCGCCAGTACCTTCTTCAATATAGGCATTTTCCCCATTTGCCCCATTTCCCTCATTTGGAATTTTATCTTCTAACTTTATTGAAAAACCAGCAAAATATTTATCTGCTGTTTGCTGAAGACTAAGTATGTTGTTTGGGTTATATCTTTGTTGTATAGATGATAAATTTTTAATAGGTTGATAAGATATTTTTTGACCATTGATAATATCGGATCTTGTGATGTTAATTAATTCTTGTCCTCCAATATTTTCAAATATTAGATCTGCCATAGTGTCTACTGTAGTTGCTTCTTCATCAAACAAAATAATATCAAGAGTTGCAGTTTTAACTGGTGGAGGTGGAGGGGTAACAGCAGTTGCAGATATTGCTGATGGAGTAAGTGGTGTTGGCGTTACAACTGGTATAAAGTTGTTTGATACAAGTGAAGCAGAGCCAAAGTCTTGTTGCGATGCATAAAATGGTTCATTAGATTTTTCTTCTGCTTTTCTAAAATCTCCTGGAGAGTACTTTGATGTCACTTCTGGCACATATCCAGTTTCTGTGCGAACTGTTCCTGCTGGAATTGGACCAACAAATAGTCCATTTGATGTTGATGGTTTATAGGGAGAAACTGTTGGTAGTTTAGCCTTTACAGGCTCAGTTGGAACAAAAGGACTATACTTTGAAGGACCAGTAAACTCTGGTTCATTTTTAGATGTTTTTACAACTCTATCTTCTCTTGTATTGGCGTTTATATTTTTTGAATTACCTGAGTCTACAATTCTCATTTTATACCTCCGCCAAGTAAAGTGTCATTTCAGGACCACTTGTTCTTCTTGTATAGTCAATATTATATACTATAAACCTAGAGGTATCTTTTGTTACTAAATCTAAATTATTAGAATCTTTATAATTAACTGTAACAATGTCTCCAAGTTGGATAGTTGGAGTTGTAAAAATTTTTACTCCAATAGATTTTTTAGGTACCATTAATTTATCTATAAGCCATCCCATTAAATTTTCAGCATCATCGTGTGTTTGGATATAAGGTGTATCTAGAGTAAATTCATTATTACCATATATCATTCTGCTTAATTTTATATTATCAAATTTTTCTTTTTCAATAAGTGGAGAAATAATTTGAGAAGAACTGGTTAGTTGTGGATTAGAAAAATTACTACGCTTTTTAAAATATTCGTCAACTGTTAGTTCATGAGTTGTATCTTGAGTAAATGTGATGCCTTGGATTCTCAAATAATTTCCACTAGTTTCATCAAGATTGATTGCTGTATCTGTAGCATTAAAAATTAAAAATTCAGCACCATAAGAATCAGCATAGAAACCAGATGTTGTATATCCTTTTATTTTATTAAATGTTGGAGATATTTGAGCATAAAGAGCAGGATATGCACGATCATATTTTATGTCAAAATAAGAGCATTCTCTCATAATTGAGCCAAACTCTTCAAAATATAAATTATATTTAGGTGATTCTTGAGAACTAATTCCAGACAAATAGGTTGACTGAACAATTCCACTCATAGCATACCTTCTAAAAGATTCGCTAGCATTTATTTCTTTATTTCCAAATGCTGATGAAAGAGTTTCTCCAACTGTAAAAACACTATTTTGAGAATAGTTTTCGGATAGTGCATAAATATTTTCAAACATAACTCTAGAAGATCCACGAACAAATGGAGCCATATTATTATATATTGGAAGTGGGTCTGGATCATCTACAACCTGAATTAATTGATTATTAATATATAAGAAGAACCTTCTAATTTTTCCTATATCCTGATATTCTACAGCCAAATCATAAACCGTTGGGTTTTCTTCGCCAGTCATTCTGTATTGTCCTGTAAATCTACCATCATCAACTATAATTTTTGACAATCCGCCCCAAAGTTTTACGGGTATTGCCTCTGTATTTGAAGAGTTCTTTTTAATTTTATAAAATACTATATTATTAACTGAAATACTAGATTTATTATTGTTATCTAAATTTAAATATGACTCTACATTTTGCTCTGTTAAGGCAACAATTTCAAAATAGTAACCATTATTTGTTTCTGGATTAAGCAATACCGCTAAACCACCAGAGCCTCCACCGATGTTGACGTTTTGGTCTGGCCTTACTCCAGCAACCTGGTAATACGTAACGCTTCCTATTGGAGTTTGACTACGAGTTTCATTGTTCTCAATTTTTCCAATAATTCTTACTCTAGCCCCAAAATGCTTATATGCGTTATTTAAATTTTTATAAACATATGAAACTAAATCAATAGGTTTTTCTGTTGTAGCAAATGATGGACCGTTCATAACTAAGGCAGAAGACTGTATTGTTCCAGACTGAGTTGATAATGTGTTATTGACTGATGTCTCAGTTGAATAACTTGAAGACATAAAGTTTTTTATAGTTCCATTTCTTGATGTTTGTCTTGCTTTTGTATTGTTAATTCCTGCTGCACCAGTAGTTGTTGATGGTACTGATATGTCTTCAAGTAGCGATGTTGTAAACAGGTACTCTGTTTTCATTTCACATCCTTTAACATAATCATTATTTGACCAATAAGAATTTATTCCTGCAGAGTGTGTTGTAATTGGCGTTCCAAATTGTGCACGTCCATGCTCATAAACTGAACCATTTTGTAAACGAGTAATTCCATCAACTGTTTCATAAAAAGGAACAGTGTATATTCTAACTAATCCTGTAGGATATATTTTTCCATTAAAAGGTAGTGATTTAAAATAATTTTGATATTCTTGATTATTTGTAATCCAAACGTTGCTGCTACCCTGTCTATGTGAAGTTCTCCATGCCTGAATTTCTTGGCCTTTCTGTGCTTCTGTAATTTCTCCATTTGCAACTTTTTTATCTAAATTATCAATAAAGTTAGTTGGAGCCAATCTTCCAGGCAAAACAATTTGTGGTGAAGA